GGTTGATAACGACGAAGTGAAGAAACAGATTCAAAACAAAGAAGTGTTGGGTTTTTCAATCGAAGGAAACTTCGCAGTAGAGAAAGAAATGTACATGAGCGCACAACAACCCACCTTAATTGAAGAATTAGAACAACTTCTAACGTTAGCCACTCAAGAAGAAATAGACGCGCGCTACGACGACTACATGAACGCTGTGAACATGACCTATTCAGAACTAAAAGCGTGGTCAGAAACCGAATGTTCGCAGTTAGCTTCACTTGATCGTGCGCCGATAAACAGAAATCTTGAACTTCTTCAAACGAACAAATCCGATTGGAACGACAGCCATTACGAAGACGCAGGAAAGACAATCGCGTTTATCAATCGTATGCGTGAGAATTCAGCAGGCGACATTTTAGAAGACAGCAACGGAAACGTCTGCGGAAGCAAGCGAACTATTTCTCTTTTGAACTGGGCATACGATCCGAACAAGTAATGAATATCGAAGCAGGTGGTTTCTTAAAGGTCGAACTATTCAACGACGACGCTACCCTGTTTTTGAACGCGCTTACAAAGATTACAAACGACGGCGGTAAAATGGGTTTTAAGACCTATGGGTTGAACGAACAGGAGGTGAAGGTACTGAATGACATTCTCGACAATTTAGGATAAAAAAAACGGAGGGTAACTACTCCCTCCGTCAAACCTAAAATCAAAATCAACCTATGAAAAGCCGAATTGTGAAACAAATATACGAGTTTTTCTATTTAGCTACTAAACATTTAATAAACACTTATATGAATTTACGAGAAAAAGTAAATGCACTATTCGCAAAACACAATGTTAGCCTATCTGCTGAAGAAGTAGTTGAGGTTAAACAAATGGTTGAGGCAATACTTGCAGACGGAACGAGTATCTACTCGGACAGCGACACATGGGCGCCTGGTGTTCGTGTATTATCTAAGGACGCAGACGGCAATGAAGTCGTGGTTGCGGACGGAGAATACACAACAGCAGAAGGTGTGATTGTAGTTGTTGCAGACGGACTACTTGTTGAATTGAAACCAATGGTTGAAGAAGAACCAGAGGTTGAAGTTGAAGAAGAAAAACAGTCTACGGACGAATCACTAAGCAAAGAGGTTGAAGGACTTCTTTCGTTGGTTGCTAAGTTGGAAAGCGAACTTTCAGAAGCTAAAAAAGCAAATGAGAATCTTTCAAGCGAAGTAACAAAATTAAGCGCACAGCCTGCTGCGACTTCAATAAAAGAAGTAAAGCAAGCAAAACAAACAGCTTCGAAGCCATATCACAAAATGAGCGCAGAAGAACGTTTCTTATTTCACTTAAACAAATAAAAAAATAAAATAAAAAATGGCTACTACAACATCATTAACAACTACCTACGCAGGTAGAGAAGCAGCAGGATACATCCGCGCTGCGTTTTTAAGTAACGAGTCTTTGGCTGCGGTTACAATCAGAGAGAACATTGAATACAAGCAAGTTATTCGCAAGCTCGTTGACAACGTTACTTTCGAAGCTCCAACGTGTGACTTTACTCCACTTGGAACGGTTACATTAACCGAGCGTATCTTGACACTTGAGAAATTTCAAGTTCACAGACAATTGTGCAAAAAAGATTTCTTAGCAGATTGGGAAGCGAAGTCTGAGCAAAACGGACAACTTCACGCTTCATTGGCTGACGCTATTATAGCTAACGTTTTAGCAGGTGTTGCAGCTCGCAACGAGGTCTTGATATGGCAGGGTGTTAACGCTAACTCTGGCGAATACGCAGGTTTCGAGACATTGTTCTTGGCTGACGCTGCTGTTCTTGACGTTGCTGATCCAGAAGCAATCACTTCTGCAAACGTTATTGACGAAATGGCGAAACTTGTTGCTACACTTCCAACACGCGTGAAGCGTGCAACTGAGAAGCCTGTAATCGCAGTTTCTTCTAACGTTGCTGAAGCATACAGAAGCGCGATTCTTGGTCTTGGTGGTGGTTACTACCTTTATCAAGGAGAATCAGTTGTAATGAACTGGCAGGGACAGTATGACGTTATCGAATGTCCTGGTATGTCTGACGACACAATGGCTTTCTATCAGAAGTCGAACTTGATTTTTGGAACTAACTTGTTAGACCAATGGAACAACGTTGCACTTTTGGATATGTACGCAAGTGACCTTTCTGACAACGTTCGTTTTGCTTGTTCTTTCTTCGCAGCGGTTCAATACGGTTTCGGCAACGAGATTGCATTCTACCAATACACTGCATAATTCAACCATTCTAACCCTTGCATAATAGAGGTAGCGGCATAAACACCGCTCCTCTTTTGTGCTAATAAAAACATACAAATATGGCAAATTGTGAATTGACTATCGGCTTTAATTTAGAGTGCAAAGACGCGATTGGCGGAATTAAAAAAATCGTTTTAACCCAATGGAACTCAAGTGTTGATTTTGTTTTTGACGGAGCAACAGAAGTGGTTGAAGAAATTGTGGGTGTTTCAGATAATGAATTGTTTACATATCAACTTCCAACGCAAACAGGATCTTTCGAAGAAACAATAAACTTCAACCGTGACGCAGGAACTATTTTCTACACGCAGACGGTAAACGTTATGTTGAACAAATTAAGCGCCCCAAAGCGTCTTGAATTGCAAGGTGTTGCAACTACTCGCGTTATTGTATTTGTAAACGATACAAACGACAATTGGTGGGCGGTTGGTTATGAGTACGGAGCAGACCTTTCTACTGCAACAGCAGGAACAGGAACGGTTTTGGGTGACATGAACGGTTTCACTTTAGCGTTCACTCACGAAACACCGAAGCGCGCTTACAAATTAGCTGGCGCTCCTGCTGACATTAACTAATCAAAAAACTTTTACACATAGAGGAGCAACGCGCTCCTCTGTGATGTAATTTTAACGTAAAGGAACAGTTAGAATGGTTTACCTAAACACAAATACAGCGAATCAATACGCGTGGCTTTCGTTAGACGAAGGACGTGCATATTTCAACGTTGCCTTTACTCATTATCTTCTTGTCATGACTTACGAAATGACAGGTGAACAACTCGCGCAAGTGGTTGAAGTAATAAACGAGAACGAACGCGTAACTAAAATAAGACTAACAACGGTTGGTTTGGTCGATGCAGGTCGTTACCACTACGAAGTATACGGACAAAACAGCGACAGCAATATAGATCCAACCAACGCTTCCGTCGTTGGTTTGATTGAAAAGAGTTTAATGATTTTACAAGACGGAACAATTTTCTTTGACGTTTCTTCACCGACAATTCCTGTCGATGTAATTTATACAGGGGCATAATATGAGCAACATACAAGCAATAAATCTTTCGGCTTATCAGCCAGTTGAAGCAGTTGAAACGGAGAATCGTGCAGGTTGGATAAACTACGGACAGAACAATCTTTTTCCACAGCACCTAATCACGCTTTATTACAACAGTCCTATTCATAACGCATTGACAAACTCAATTGCTTATATGATTGAAGGGCAAGGTACGGGAACTATTCTCGACAACGCTTTGCAAGGCATCGCGTTCGATTTGAAATTGCAAGGTTCATTTTGTGCTGAGGTTATTTGGTCGTTGGACTTCACTCGCATTGTACAAATCAACCACTTACCTTTTGAGAACTGTCGTTTAGCTTACGATAAAGACGAAGACGATATCACAGGAATTTTCTACTCGAAAGACTGGGCGAACACGCGAAGCAAAAAAGGAAAACCCGAATTTATTCCTGCGTTCAATCCTTCGATTGCACAAGAACAACCAAGACAAGTAATTTACGCGCACGGAATGATGGCTGGTTCTTCGTATTACGCGAAACCTGATTACTTCGGTGCGTTGAACTACGTTGAGTTATCTTATCAAATGGGAATGTACCACGTCAATAACATTTTGAACGGTTTATTTCCTTCGTTCATTATAAACTTCTTAAACGGCATTCCGCAGAAAGAAGAACGCGAAGCAATACGTCGTGAGTGGGAAACAAGATTGAGCGGTGCAAGTAACGCTGGTAAGTTCTTGATGACGTTTAATGAAGATCCTGCACGCGCTCCACAAATCGAATCTTTTCCTTTGTCGGACGCAGACAAGCAATATCAGTTTTTATCAGAAGAAACAGCGAAGCAAATAATGGTAGGACACCGCGTTGTGTCACCATTGATTCACGGAATTAGAGATACAACAGGATTCGGAAGCAATAAGGACGAAATGGTTGTTGGTTTGGAAATCTTCAACAACCAAGTAATCAAACCATACCAAAGAATTATTGAACGTGTTTTCACTCCAATTTTAGGAGAGATAAACATCGAAATGAACTCGCCATTCAACGATGAAGTTGTTGTTGTTCAACCAACGGTTCAAACTGCTGAATTAAAAAAAAAAGTAGTTGCTGCTGAGAATGATTTTTCAGACGAACAAGGTCGTGTTTGGATTAACGCACTAAAAGAGAAAGGTGAAGTTGTTGATTTGAACGAGTGGGAATTGTTGAGCGAAGAAGACGTTACAGACCCACACAACGAAGCTAATTTCAGACAGGAATACATGAGTGTTCGCGATTACGCAAACGCTGATGAAAGGTCTCCATTTGGAGATACAGGACTTTATAAATTAAGATACGCTTACTCGCAGAACTTAAGCGAAGATAGTCGTGAGTTTTGTCAAGAAATGGTCGGTTTATCACAATCAGGATTGTCATTTCGTTTTGAAGACATTGAAAAAATGAGCAAAGACCCCGACATTAATCCAAACTTCGGACCAGGCGGTTCAGACACTTACGATATATTTATTTGGAAGGGTGGCGCGTTTTGTCATCACTTTTGGAAGCGTCAAATCTATATCAGAAAAAGAGATTCAAAAGGACGCATTTTACCTAACGACGGATTAAACAATGATAAGCGTGTAGGTAACAATCCATTTGTACCACAAAAAGGCGCAGAAGGTGTTGCGCCAATTAACACACCAACACGAGGTTCACTTAAATACTCTTAAAAAATGGCACTACAACCCGAAGTTCTACTCATTGACGAGAATTACATAAAGAAATATACTTGGATTAACGGAAGCGTTGATCCGCTTTTGATGTACCCCGCTATTTATTTAGCGCAGGACAAGTACGCACAACTGTATTTGGGAACTGACCTTTACAATCGCATCAAAGAAGACGTTGTGAACGACGACATTACAGGCGCATACGCAACCCTTCTTGATAATTACTTGCGTCGAATGATAATGTGGTGGACGATGTACGAAGTGCTTCCGCATTTGTACGTTAAGACAGACAATGGAAGTCTTGTTATTCGTACAAGCGAAGACACTCAACCTATCTCACAAACCGACTTACAAAACTACCGCGACCAAGCGCGTCAACAAGCAATGTTTTACACTCAAAGAATGGTTGACTTTTTGTGTCAGAACAGCACAGACTTTCCCGAATACACAACAAACACAACAAACCAAATTTGGTCGCAAACAAATGTTTATCCGTCGAATGCTTTTGAGATTAGTTCGGGACGCGACCGTATGCCTTACGAATACAGAAGACCAGGCTTAGGTTGGATTAGATAACTAAAAAATAAAACATGGCTACAAGGGGCAGAAAGAAAGACATGGTTAAGCAAAAGATTTACGAGGAGAAATTCCGTAAATATTTAGTAAGAAAAGAAAAACAAATAAAGAAGTTGAGCAATGAAAGTTAACGAGGAAGGTTACGCACTAATAAAGCATTTTGAAGGTTGTCGATTGAAGGCTTACAAGTGTCCTGCTAACGTATGGACGATTGGTTTCGGAAACACTTTCTACGAGAATGGAATGAAAGTTAAGGAAGGCGACGTGATAACGCAACAACGCGCTGAGGAACTTGCGAAGTTTATCATAGACCAATTCGCGGTAACGATTGAACCATTCATTTTGAAACCACTCACCGACAACCAATTCAGTGCGTGTGTTTCACTCGCGTACAACATTGGAACAAGTGGCTTCAAACGTTCGTCTGTATTCAAGAAGTTAAACATCAATCCTAACGATCCGACCATTGCTGATTCTTTCAAACTTTGGAACAAAGGCGGAGGCAAGGTTCTTGCAGGTTTGGTTCGTCGTCGTGAGGCTGAAATTCAATTATACTTTAAGTAATGAACACCGAAACCGAGATTGCTTTGATACACGAACAACTTCAAGGAATGGATAAGAAGATTGACCGCATTTACAACGTGTTAATCGGTGACGACCAAATGAAAATTGAAGGTCTGGTTAGCAAGGTGCAGAAGCACGACAAGTATATTCAGAACCAACGTCTTCAAGTCGCTCGTTTGAGTGGTATTGCAACCGCGTCTGGTGCTGTGGGTGGGTTAATCGTTCTGTTCATCGTCAAAGTATTATGACGGAGGGGTTACAATCTTTGTTTACATCGTGTTTTAAAGTTAGT